TTACCTGTCAAAACAGATACAGTTCTTAAAGATATTGTAACCGAATCTTGTCTATACTCTTTTGTCGCACCTATACCCAACCATCTAGCTCCGCTGCCTCCAGATTTTACGTTGCTTTCATACGTTACAACTGAACCTTCCATTAACAATCCTGCGAATAATAAAGGTTTGAGCTGTTGTTCATCATCAAAATTTTCCCTTGTTGAACGAATTATCTGTCTTTCTTTTGTCAAATTGTCTAAACCTGTACGTTCTACTACTTCAAAAACCCCAGAATGCTTCAAGGCTCTTATAAGGTACGCATCTGGTGATTGTGTTATAGCTGTACTAAAACTAGCGTATTGACTGTTGCTTCTGCGTTGTCCTGTATCGTCTTTGAAGGAATTAGGATATACAGCCACAACAGGTTTTCGTTCGGGAGGAGAGACTTCTGCAAGTTCGGTCAACAAAGAACCAACCTCTGCCGACTCAATACTTCTTATAGGTGGAATTCCGTTGTCTAATGGCGGTATTATTAAGGCGCAACTAGAAAGTGAAAGAACCGAGGGGAACAGTAATTTCTGTAATATTGCCTTCTTCATCTGTTATTGTAAGTGTTACCTTATCGTCCTCTACTTTATATTCTATGGTGTTACCTTCTAATTCTAAAGTTCCAAACTGAGAGGGAGTTTCACCAAATAAACTCTCTACCAGATTTCGTGAAATCTGAGCAAACACCCTTGATTCAAAATTACGTACAAAACGAGCTAGTGTGGTGTTTTCTTCTTCACGCTCTAGTTCTTCTATTAAGGCTTTGATCTCTTCTCGTATGGCTTCTTTACGACTAAATTCTTGGTTCTCAATGGTAAGATAATGGCTTGATGTGCCTTGTCCGCTAAATGACGGTGATTTGAATTTATGCACCATTTCATCAGCGTTAAGCGACAGGCTTAACAAAACTAAAATACTAATCTTTCCTTTGATCATCTCTATCTGCTTTTGCTACTTTGTCTGTGTCAACTAAATGACCTAATCCCGTAGCTGTTTTAAGCATTACATCCAAACGTATGATTTCATTGTCCAGACTTCTCACCCTGTCAATTAATGCTACCAATATTCCATGCTGTGAGTCTAGTTTAGTGCCAAGCCTTTCTTCCATATTAGATATCAGTTCGGCTTGTTTATCATCTAGCGTATCAAGTTTGGTTTCCATACCATCAATAATTCTGTTTATAAGTTTCCATATAAAAAAACCCAGACCACCTGCCGCAGCTATAGGAAATCCAACCTCATTAATTAATGTTACAGCTTCTTGCATTAGTTTATTATCTCATAATTATAGTAAGCGTCCCTAAGTGGCTTCTGCTCGTCTTTGTTATACCACTCCATAAACTGATCTCTAGTAATGATTCTCTTCTGATATGTAGTCGGTGCTATCCGATCTGTTCGTGTCTCCTTTTCATCATCTGTACCAAGAGCATCTAATGAAGCGTAAGAGTTTTCTTTGTTGAGTTGGTCATCAGGTATCATAGAAATTTGTTTTTCTATATGTGTATAAGTTGTGAATAAGACTTTATTTCCCATAAGATTACACTCTCCAAAGTAACCGTTGCCTCTGTAACTAGGTCTAATTGCTGTCACATAGTGATAGTAGCAATTATCTGAAAACTTGCCCCTAGTGAAGCCTATGCAAGTATCGTCTGATCTAAGGTATATTCCCTCAGTCCACCAACAATCTCTTCTCATTACATTCTCCACCTTTAGATCATCTTCTTCTGCGACTCCTTCGTTTCTCATTAGCTTGTTTTGCTCTAGCCATTTTTTAATTCTAAGATCAAACTCATAGTCTGATTCTGTCACTCCATCTGCTCTCCAATCTGATAGCGCATCCTTCAAGGCATCTTTATCCTCTATCTCTATGAACTTAAAATATAGTCTTTCGCTTGTAGGTTTTGCATATCCCATATCAACTCCAAGTAAGATTATAGGTAAGATCTTTCTTGCTTGAACTATTAAGCCATGTAGTCCATTCATCTTTAGTGATCTTAGACACTCTGTATTCTCCCTGCTCTATTGTGTAAACCTTCTCGTCTGTTTTATAGAGGCTATCTAAGGTTTGCCTTACTGAAGTGTTAGTGCCTGTGTTTGTGGTCGGTATTATTATTGTTGAATCCTCTGCTTGCAAAGTATCATAGTAGAATCTGTGTCTTGCTATAGTGCTTTCTGTGTAGTATTTCTTGTTTCTTTGTGCAGGTATAATGGCTGTAACCTTTTGTTCTATGGATCTACCCACATATCTAGTCACACAAAATCCAATCGGTGAATCATCTGATTTAAGGCATATTGTCATGTTGAAGTGTCCAATCTTAGTATCACCTAAAACTGTTTCTGTTGTAGGGAAAGTATTATTTTGGACGTTTGCTTTATAGTAAAAATACTTTTGATCTGTCTCTGTAGGTAAGGCATCAAAAGCATGAACTCCTGTCATTGCGGTGGCTATCACAGGCATATCTGATTCTGCCAAAAGCCTGAGATAGATATTGTCTGTCTCTATCTTTAGCATTACCCACTCTTGAAAGTGAATCCAGTGAAGGTTACAAGACTAGCAGACACTGTGCAACTTGTGCCTCCTTTTGTGAATGTTACTGTCATAAATGTAGAGTCTCCTCCTGTTACAGAACTTGTTACACCAGATCCTGTTACGTTATTTGTGATGCCTGAATTATCAACATGGTCATTTGTCGTATCTCTTGTAGCTACCCATCTTGAGGTAGCCACAGTCGTTCCATTACCATCTTTCCATGTAATGTTAAATGTAAAAGAAGTTGCTGTTGGAACGTAACCTGCATTACTTATCTCTGACCAAATAAAGGCTTGTTGATTGACTGAAAAGGTTATCACATTTGTAAGTTGTGATTGTGGTATAGCCCTCTGCACGTTACCGCTTGAGTCCAAACCTGCTATTGACCTATCGTGTGCATCTATAATTTCTGCAGGTGTTTTGGTTGTACCGTTGCTTCTTACGTTACCAGTAAGATCACCTGTAAATCTACCGTTGCTGTCAATATTTGAATTAGCTCGCGAAGCACCTGTTGTGATTGTGCTGTTAGCGACACCACCTACAGTTCCCGTATGGTTTCCAGATGTCGTTTGACCTCGTATTGTTGCTGAACTTTCATTATCTACATTACCTAATCCGACATCATCTTTTGTTGTTTGTGAGTTAAGAAGGTCATTTTTAGCTGTGGCTGTTCCTCCTACAGTATGATTTGCTGTAATAGTTTGTGAAAATGTTTTGATTCCAAGATGTCTTACCTTGAAATTATAAGTAACACCTACCTCTAATCCTAATATCTGTTGTTTTGTAGCACCTTGATTTGCAAAACTTGTTGTGTAAATAGAATCAGAACTTCTTTTGAATTGTACTTCTGTACCTAAAATGTGTGGAGATGAAGCGTTTGTCCAACTTACAGTAACTGATGTGGTTGTAAGAACGTCAACAGTGGTTGTGTCAGTAGCAACAGATAGATTACTAGGTGCTGACAGTCCAAATCCACCTACAGGCACATCACTACCTGAAGCCACTGCTGCTTGGTAATCACTAGATGCAAAGGTAAAAACAGAAGAAGATGCTTCTTTAAGTTGCAATCTACAAGCTAATATCTGTGCATCCGTTTCTCCTGTAAGTTCCAGTGACCAGTTTACAACTTCAAATACCTTTTGATCAAAACTTAGTCTGTCATTGTCCACATATACCCAATCACAGGGCTGTAGTTGCATAAATTTAAGATCTACTAAGCAAGAAAGAGTCATTGTATTTCTTTGCGCCAACAAAGATATTCTTCCTATTCGTTGAGCCATTGTATGAGTAGTTGTAAAAGGCAATCTAGCCTCCATCTGTTTCACAAAATTTGGCTTATCGCTACTTGTTCCGTTAGGTGTATCTTCTGTTAAAAATGTACTGTCCTGATAAATTGGAGCATCACCAGAGATAAAATCTCTTGAGGCATCCACAAAAATTGGTTTCACTGTATTGTAAAGCTCGCCTGTTGTATTTTTAGTTGATAAAGATATTGGCTCAAGCAAATTATCATCAGTAATTGTCAAAGATGGTGTTTGCGCCGCGCCTGCAAATATATTAAATTTCCCATTTGTATATGTGACTTGCCCCGCCATAGAAGTAAGCAGTCCTTCAATAATACCTGTGCCTGTTGCCGACATATTAGTGAACCCGTTGGCTGTGTATCTTTTTTCAGTAGAGCTTCCGTCTGCTAAGGTAACATTTTGATCACAAATATTAGCTGCTGCTGCGAAACCGCCTGCATTAGTAGTATCGTTTATTTCTGAACTCAAAGCTTTCAAGCCATAAGTTGTATCTGTAATAAAATCTCTTATGATAAGTGCAGGGTTTGAACTAAATGCTGTGCTACTATCTCTTGGATCAAATACTTTTTTACCTTTGACTTGAAAAGATACAGAAGGCATGCCTCCCCCAAACTTCTCTTGGTCATAAATCATTTGCATATAAACGTAAGCACAACCCCTAAACCTGTCCGTGTTTTTAATACCTTGTGTTGTGCCTGACAATGACTGTACTGCAAAATTGTCCGCTACCTGATCGTCTGCGCCTAGATTTACAGAGAACCTGACTAATCTTCCACTTGTGAATGCGTTGGGGTTATCTGTGTTTGTAAAATCTGAATTAGTTACGGTATGGACTTCTTTGCTATTTATCGTGCTTGTTGTAGAAGTCAAATCTACATCATTCAATCTTACTTTTTCAACAGACTGTATTTCATGCCCTGCAATCACGACTATCATGTGTAGCATGTGATTGTCTGTTCCTGCTGTTTCCATGTGTGCAATAGTTCCACCTACTCTGCATTCTCCGTAAACAATCTGTCTTGGTGCTGTAGCGGCTCTATTAGCAAACTTACTTCCAAAGTTGCCTTGTGTAGCCTGAATTGATTTAGATAGTAGGCTACCAACTAAAGCAGAAGCAAATACCATAGAGGCTGTTGCAGCTGACACTAAAGGAGCAGATCCAGAAAAAAGTGTAACAGCCTGACCTCCAATGACTGAAGCTATTGCCGCAACGACAATAAAAGTAGCAACTGCTTTGACTGCGTTTTTTACTGCCTTACCCATCTATCCTCCATGCTTTGATAATATCAACGTCTTTTTTTAAAACGATGCCTTGATCGTTTGCACCAAGAGCAAAATAATTATCAAATATGCAACACAGCTCGCTTTCTTCTTTGTAAACTCCGAAATCTCCTTTTGTAATATATTGTGGATTTACTTCGCTAATCCCAGTCTGTTTTTCTACAGCATTATCAATACCTGCTGCTAAACCTTTGCCCTTTCCATACTTCATAATGCTTTGCATTGCTTCTTGTTCGTTTTTCCAAGACCATGATTTAGGCAAAAGACTTTCACCTGATATTTGTTCTATGAATCCATTTGTAAGCATTACACAATCCCATTTACCCCACTCAAAAGGTCTTTTTAGATTTCTATTCAAGTAGGCATCAAAAACAATCTCCCAATCAGGTTTTTTTTTCATAATTACCTTATATTGATCTCGCCTGTGTTAGTGTCCTCTGATGTAGTCCTATTGGTTGTGTTGTCTGTCTCCTGACCCCACGTCACTTGTTTATCTACCAGTTGTTGCATACGATTGAATCCTGTATCACCTGAAAACAAAAATTCTTGACTTTCTGCTGTATATCTAAGGTTAGATGGTCTTTCTAAGTCTACTAACCTATTTTCGGCATCAACATTTATTATTGAACCTTGTGGGCTGTCGTTTACTGTTAAATTAACCATACGTCCTTTAAACAAAGTGATAGTGCCTGCTACTTCATTAGAACCTCCCATTAGGAATCCTAAGAATAATGTTATTGGTCTATTTTGGTAATTTTCTGTTAAAGCGTAAGATAAAACTGTTTTATCCATACCTGATAATGCTATTGATATGCCTTCTGATTTCACTTCCCTGCCTTCTGTTACTTCTCCTATAGTAAGGAGGGATCCTGCACCTATATAAGTTTCAGAGTCTATTGTAAGATCATCATTCCCCGTCCAAACTCTGATATCGTCAGTGTCAAACTCAGCTTTTACTGCTATAAAAATAGATTGGTGTGAGTCAACTAATCTATTAGCTACTGGTGTGGTAATACCTGTCCTTGTAGCCATTAGACCACCTCAATACAAGCAAAAGATATTCCATATAAAGATCTATGGTCGCCATCCCAACTCACAGTATTATCCACAAGCCTAAATAATCCTTTCGGGTTATCAAATATAACAAATTTGTTATCAGCCAAATCTGATCTTAGCTTTGGTTCAATCTGCACACTGTATTTATCTGGACTTGCATCAGTCTTTGTTGCATCCTCTACAACTTGAACAAGTTGCACTGGATTAGCTGTTGTAGAAGTTCCTGCAGTGATTCCTAAATAATCACCTTTTTTAATTGTTCCTGTAAAGCTTCCAGTAGTGTCCAATGAAAGGGCTGTTGCTCCTTTTACATTCTGTTGAACCTTACAACCAGAAGTGGAACTTACATTGGTCAAGACTGAATCAACTACAACTACCGTTGCACTTGTGACAGTAGTTATTTTATGAGTACCGTTATTTTCTTCATTTGCCATTCCTGTGACGTGAATAAAATCTCCTGCTACCGCATTGCTAAAAGTGCTAGATCCTGCTGTAAAAGTATTTGTATTAGTAACAGTCAAAGCTACACTTGTGTTATTTATGCGTTTATCGCCCAATAAATGCGTTGTATTGAATGTTCCTTGATTAGTTAAGGCATCAGGGTCAGCAAACTTAAAATGGTTCACACTGCCCTTTAATTGCATCAAAAACGATTGCCATTCTGAGGCTTGTGTCCTGTTTAGAGGCGGTAACGTGACCTCTGCTTCCCAGAATACAGCATCAAACTCTTGTGATAGTTGTTTTCCTGTGAAGGGCGATGCGGTCTGTCCTATAGCCCTGAACAATCTAAATGAACTCCTACTGAAGTTAGGAGTTGTTGGCATTGTAATGATTCTAGCCACCTAATAACCCCTTTCTAAAATTACCACCTCTCATGCCTGCTTCTAATACTCCTGCCTTTGCCACCTCTGATATTTGTGGAAGCATCTTTGTGACTTCTGCTCTTACTGTTGGAACGACACCTGTAGCAAAGTTTATTGATTGATTCACAATAATAGGACTACCGCCCATAGCGTTTCTGCTATTCATGTTGTTCATAATAGTGCCGCCAGTGTTAGGAACAAATATCTCTGCCCCTCGCTCTCCCACTATTGTAGGTGTGTTTCTTTGAACTGTTCCACCACTTGCCGAAAAGTCAAAGGTTGGTAGTGCATCCATATTTCCTTTTTCTATTTGTCCAGAAAAAACAGCATTTAGTATTTTATTGACGACTGCCATTTGTAAAAAAATTGCAATAATTTGACTGACTAAATTTTTTGCAAAGTTTTTAAATGACTCTAAAGCACTTTGTCCGTCTAATAAAGCATTGACAAAATCATTTGTAAAAGCATGAGATGTTTGCACAACAGCATCTCTCATGGCACTTTGCATATTCTTGACTCCCTCTGATAGTTTTTTGTTTGATTCTAAAAAATCTTTAACGTGCTTTTTGTATTCTTCCATACTTCTACCACCAAGCATTGCATCTATATTAGCTTGAATTTGGTTTTGTCTTTGTTCTGGTTTAAGTGGACCGACAAATGTAGATAATTGTGCTTCTGCTTGAAGCTCTGCTGATTTTCTAATAATTCTTTCTAAATCAGCCATGTCATCATTCAGCAAAGTCTCAAGAGAAATTCTTGCTCCCTCAATGTCAGCTTGTAGTTTCTCAAAAATTGCAAATTCTCTTTTTTCATCTGCTGAAAATCCTGCTTTAAAGTCTTTATTCAATTTGATCAGTCTCTCTAGTGCCTCATCAAGTTCGGACAAATCATCAGTGCCACTTTCTATAGTATTGAAAAAACCAAATGCTGATGCAAGAGCACTTACAAAAAATGCAGTGATGTTTGATAGTTGTCCTATCACTACACCTAAAGTTACAGCAAAAACATCCAATTCATCTATTGTTTCTGTAGTTGCTTTAGTCAAATTGACCAATCCTTCAGTTGCTCCTGCCTCCCCTATCTGCACTTGGAACTCATCAAGTATGTCATTTAAGTTTGCGATAGCACCACTTAATGTTTTGAATCTTTCTTCAATAGCTGTTGAAAAAGTTGTTGATCCTATCTCTCGTAAGAAAGCTACTATTGATGCCCCTGATCGTTCAATCTCCTTAGTTACACCGTCAAAGGTTACAGTTATTTTATCTCCTTGTTGTCTAGCTACTACACCAAACTGCTTTAGCATCTCCATTTCGCCAGTAGTAGCATTAAAAGCCGCTTGTGCAAGTTGCTCAATGCTTTTACCCATACCTGCGGCAAAGTTTCCGAAGTCTTGCAGCACTTCACTTGTTGGTACAATACCTGCTTGTTTCAGTGTTATAAATGATCTTGCAACTTCGTCAACTTGGAACACAGTTCTTGCTGTAAAAGCTCTTATAAGTTCAAAAGATTTTGAAGCGGCTGCTGTGCTTCCTGTAACAGCTCTTAAAGTAGCTTCTAAATCTTCAAACTTTCTTATTGTAGAAATAAGTTGCAGTCCTAAAGCAGCAAAACCTATTGAGGCTACAGCACCACCGATTTTTCCTAGAGAATTACTGGTCTTTTTTGCTGTTTTTTCTGTCTTTCCTAATTTTTTATTAACATTATCAAGACCTTTTCTGAGCTTTCGTGTTTCTGCTCTTAACTCTATAACTAATTCGTCTACTGTAGGCATATTTAATCAGGATATAATTCCATTAAATTTTCTAATTCTTCACTGGTTAATGGTTTATCCTTTTCTCCTCCATTAAATTCTACAAACCCTTCTATAGCCATGTAAATTTCTATCGGTGACATATTCCAGAAATCTGTTGGAGAAAGATTGATCATCCCTACACATATTGCAAAATATCTTCTAATAGGCAAAGAGTCTAAAGACCCTTCACCTGTTCTGACTTTCCCTCATCTTCTTGTATTTCTGTATCTGTCAAAGTTTGTGCTAAAAGTGTTGCTACCGCAGTCGTTGAGTTGACTATTCCTGTATCTGTAACCAGTTTTATAACATCTTTTCTTTCAAAATTATTACCGCCTCCTCTTAATGCAGGAAGCAAAACAGCTATGATGTGGGACATCCTGATATCTGCTTCTGCCATTTTGGTTGCCAGTTTTATGATACCGCAATCTAATTCATCCTCTATTCTCATTATAGAGTCAACGGTAAGTCTTGCCTTATAGGTTTGACCTGCTAATTCAATCTCAATCTCGCCCTTTAGTGGGTTTGTCATCTGACTTCTCCTGTTTTGTACTTGCCATTGCAAGTTTGA